TTACCATTCTTGGTGGTCTGTAATGAAAAGCCACCCGTGGAAAGTGCGTTCTTAAGCTGTATAGCAACAAGCCCACCATCAGCCCTATCGCCTACCCACCAGATATCCGAAAAATCGGTCTGCGCAAGGTCTTTACGGGGTACGATTGCGCTTGTCTGCGCATCGATATCAGCACAACCAAGGGCAAGTTTGATAAGTTCGGGGGTAGTTCCAAGCGATGTGGTAGCAATCTTGCATTCCCAACTATCAAGGTGCTTAAGCTCTTTCATATTTACGGGCACGTTGTCTACATCTTCCCCAAGGTCTGAATATGTAGGTACACAGCTCGGATTGATACCGCCCGTGGTAGCACATATAATATCCTCGTCAGCAGGCGCAACGGGGTTTGCAGGGTTAAACCTCTTAAGAAGTACACCTGCATCAAGCTGTAACCCGTTAAAAGTGTTTTCGGGGATTACGGTAAATCTTCCCATTTTAGTCTCCTTTCATCAATAAGCCGATAAAAACTCGGCTTGAATATTTAAGTACATTCTGCGTATCATATCATCGTTAGGGTCTGCCATACGCTGTGCAAAAGGTGTTCCCTTTGCGATATATAACCTACCGCCATCAAATTTGATTGACGGGGGATTCATACCCACAATGTACCTTGCAATTTGTTCGGTCTTTTCTGATATATCTTTCCAAGAAGTAGAATGATACCAAAGTGAAGCGGACATATTCACCACATTATCAAGGCTATCCATTGATACGGAATAAGTGATATATGGCATTGTTGCCCAATCGGGTACGGTGGTCTGTTCGTATGCAGGGATGCCGAAAGACTCCCAGAATGTTTGCAATGCTTGTGCTTTATCCATTGGGTAATTCAAACTCCTCTGCTGAAACTTGACGCATATTAAGCGTAGCACTTGCAGGAGTACGCTTGTCATCGCCGTCAGATGTTACACGGAATATCTTGTTGTCCGATAACCGTTTAAATACATCGTGATACTGGAGATTAAGGGCTTTGGATGTTGTAACGGTATATATACCCGTTACGCCCTCTTTTTCTGCCCTTTTCGCCTCTATGGATGAATCGATTACGATTGCTGATTTAAACGGCGCACCCTCTACCCATTCGGTAGTATAACCGCCGTATCCATCGGGCACTGTCCTTTTATCAATCATTATGCAATTTTCCATATAATCATCCAAAAGGCTCATATCTTCCTCCACTTGTTTAACTGGCTTGCAAAGGTTGATTGCCAAGATGTACCGCCACCGCCTGCGGAATCTCCTCCCGTAGACTTGCTATACGAATAACCACCGAAACTCTCGGAATTATAAGGCGACATTGCCACGCTATCAGCCGACATATATTTTGCTTTCCACGCATCTATATCATCAGACAAGGAAAGTATTTCTTTCGGAATAGCCAAAAGCCAAACCCCACCGTGATACACTTCATCGGCAAGGTCTGTGATAGGTTCTCCCGTATACTTGTATATGCCGTCATTGAACACGCTTCCAACGATACGGAAATACTGATTATTCTGTATCTTTTCAAGAAACTTATCATTAGTGATATTACCATTCTCAATGGTTATATCGCTTACGATTACAAGCTTCTCAAACCAGTTATGCAGTTCGTGGCAAAGTTCACTTAACATCCGTTTTTTTCCTCGGTTTTGTATTGCCCTTTTTGGGCTTTGGTTTTTCTACTTCTTTTGCTTCATCAGATGCAGGCACAACGGGTTTCGGGTCGGGTTTTTCCTCGATTAAAGGGCATCCCCTGCGGTTTCTGCTTGTGGATAATTCCCTTATTCTCTCGGCACTTGCCGTATAGCCATCACGGGGGAATTTATCCCCCGTGTGATACTTATGCTCATTGTCCTGCAAATCTGCGAATGATTTGATTACCAGATACATTATGCGCCCTCTACGGTTATCTTTGCGATACCATCAACGTACTCTGCCCACAGTTTCATTCCCATAAGTGCAAAGCTCTCACCTACTGCGGTGTTGTAATTGCCCTGCGCATGGAATCCGATAAGGTTGGTCTCGCCATCGGTTGCGTATGTAAGCCCAAGGCTTGCGAATGCGCTTGACGGGTCGATGTAGTAAAGAACAAGGTTATCAACGGGGATTGCTACTACCTCGTTAACGGGAATCTCGGATGAAAGAATCATCGTCTGTGCGCCCATAATGTTCTGCACGTAGTCAATTCCGAAAAGGGTCTGGATGGTGATATCTGTGCTACCGATGTACTTGTAAGCATCAAGGGTGTTTACGAATACAACGATGTTAGATACGTTCTTGCGCATCTTCTTAAACTTATCACGCACCTTACCGATTGCCATTGCAACAGCCATCTGCCAAGTAGCCTCTGTGCCGTCAAGGGTGGAAGTGTTGCTTGCGATAAATCCATAAAAATCATCGATAACCTCGTTCTGAAGTTCGTTAAGGAATGCATCATCGGTTTTCTGTACGGCAATTCTGTCACCGTACTTGTTAACATCCTCAACGGTTACAGCCTTTGCGTACTTCTTAAGCTCAAGGTCTGCGTGTTTTACCTCGGTTACGGTTGCCTTGGAATAAGGGATAACAGCACCCTCGGGTACATCACCATCCTCAAGGGCAACGGATGCGGTATAAGATACAAGGCGTGTGCCTGCCTCTTTCTTTACGGGGTCCATAATTCCGATAATCTCGGCAAGTGCCTGCCACGATGTACCGAAACGGGTTACAAAATCGATTTCTCTGGGTGATACGTTAGTAAACACATTGGGAAGTTCGCTTCTGGGTGTAGTTAAAGTTTCAACAGCCATCTTAATTTCCTTTCTGCTCATTGGCAAGATACTCGCCCCACGCTTTCTGGCGTTCGGTGGTATCCTTAATCTTTAAAATTTCGTCTTTGGTTTTAGCCCCACTACCCGTTGATGCAGGTGGTGTAGCCGTGCTTGCGCCCTGCACACCAGTTTTTTCGATGAAGTCCGACCATTCCTCGGCTATTGCTTTTTTAAGGTCGTCTGCGCCCTCTAAAACGCCTTTATCATCAATCTTAAGGGAATCGATATCCGATACCTTTAAAACCGCCTCTATGCGCTTTTCGGAAACGCCTGCTTCCTTTAAAAGCTTTCTATACGCCTCGGTTTTGTCTGCCTTGGTCTTTTCTGCCTTAATGGTCTTTTTGTACTCTTCAAATTCCTCTTTGATCGCATCATACTTGACCTTATAGGCATCCTTACCGCTTGCCTCTACCTGTTTTGTCAGTTCGTCAACCTGTTTCTGCAATTTCTCGGCATTTGCTTTAGCCTCGGAATTTGCTTCTGCCTCTGCCTTGAAATTATCACGTTCGGCTTTGAGTGCATCCACGGTTTCGCTGTGTGCGGTAATGATTTCATCGATTTTGTCGGCATCGATGTTAAGTGCCGTCAAGAATTTCCTCGTTAGTGCCATTGCGCTTCTCCTTTTTGCTTTGCTTCGCCACATTTCCTTTTGTGTTCAAAAGGTTTTTATCAATTAAAAAATATCACATATTATTTTATTTTGCAACATTTTTGCATTAAAAAAGCTGTGCCGTAGCACAGCCTATTTCCACGCATCGGGATTGTCTTTTGCTTCATCCTCATTTTATGCCTTATATGGCTCTGGGAGTGGAATCCATGCTTTAATTTTTCCATTAAACCAAAATTCCTCTGCACCATAAACAGTTAAAACAACTTTTAACTCATCGTAATCGCTATCCGTACTCGCTAACACAATATCATTAAAATTTGGCATCCTCTCGCTAACAGGAATCCACCTTGTCTGCTCTCTCAACTGCTTTAATTCTTTCAACCATTCTGCAAGCTGTTTAAAATCCATGCATCCCTGTAAACTTCCATGAGTGCGCTCGTATTCGGCATTACTGGTATACATTTCAATTGCTTCATCTAATGTCATTTCTTATTTCTCCTTTTCTGCCCGTCTTGCCGATAGCACAGCCCTTTAACAGCCTTATTTAGCCTTTCTAACGCCTGCCCATGATATCTGCCCACCAAATGCCATGCGCATTGATTTCTGCCCCTTTACCGCATCCTGCTCGGTTCTGTATCTGTATACGTTCTTATCCCCGTTGCCCCAGATTATTACCAGTTCCCACATAATTAGTCCTCCTTGTCTACACTCATTCCCTTTATTGTGTTCCAGTAAGGCGCAACCTGTACCTCACCGCTTTGCTTGTCTACCCTGTACTGTATGCGGTTACTATCAGCCCGAAAATATATCCACTTGCGCCCCTCTTTTATTATGGTACAGGGGCTTTTTAAGCCCCCTACAAAGTTAAGTGTCATTTCCTACCTCCTTGTCCTTTCCCCCGTATAGCCGTTAGGTCAGCTGTTGTCTTATTGCTCTACATATTTCCAAAACATATCGAATCCTTCTTGTGCTGACCCTTCGTATTTCCATTCCGGGATCGGATCGTTTTCATGTTCTATCTTGTAGTCGATTTCAGCTTGTGCTTCTTCATGCTGTTGTTTCAGGCTATTGTCTGTCATGTAGCCGTTATTATGCTTCGTGATAATGTACTCATGACCGCGATATTCATAGAACAACTCAGTATGCTCCCATCCGTCATGTACGCATCCTTTGTATGTTGCTTTCATCTCGATATCCTTTCTCCCCGTATAGCCGTTAGGCTTTCTGTCTGCCTTTGTCATGTCCTTATCCTCCATGTGGGTTACTTGTTTCTGTAACTATATATTAACATATACTTTCACAGATTGCAATACCTTTTTTAATATTTTTTAACTTTTTTCAAAAAAATAATGCAGGGGCTTATTCCTGCATTACCTCGTTCATTATATCCTTGTATTCCGCCATGTGGTTTTCTATCGCAAGACGCAAATACGGCTGTGCGTCCATCCTGCTTGTTCCCATTTCCACATACGGGGCATATTCCACATTCGTACCCAAGTACATTGTATCATCATCGGTATCGTGGCTTATACTGGCTCGCAATCTGCCCGTATCAACAGGGCAATAATCGGATGCATACGCCTCGGCTGTCAATCCCCATTCCTCTAATACCTTTTGCCGTTTGGATTGTAGCATCCCTAAAACATCATCAACATGGCTATTTGTTACTTCTATTTTTGCCATTTTTCCACTCCTCATACGACATATCGCCCAGTTTGTTTGCCCTACCGCTCCTGTCGTACTGTCTGCCTTTTATCCTCGACACAATGCGGCAACGGCAATTATATACTTGCTCTGCATCGCCGTTTGGGTCAGCAGGGTACATCATTTCGCAGGTCGTGCCGTTGCTGTTTACCAGTATAAACGGCTCGCCGTTGGCTACCCGTACTCCGTCCATTTCCCTATGGCTTTCACGGGTGCGCTCGTCAAGTGTTGCCATCCATTCCTTTTCCAAGTCGATACCCATTTCCTCGGCTTCTTCGTACCTATCCATTTTAGCCTTGTTCTCAACCGATGTCGTATAGGTACGGGCGTTACGGATTGCGCTGTTTTTTTCCATACCTACGACATTCTGCATCCGCTTGGCTATGTGGGGGATACTCTCGCCTTGTAATATGCCTTGTAGCATCTCGGATGTAATGTGTTGCTTGTTCCACCGCTCTACTATAGGGGTCTTTGGCTCGTAATGGGGCATGAAGTCGGGGTTATCCTTAAGCAGATTCTCAACAGCATTTCTGTCATACAGATTAAACGATAAGCCTGTGCCCGTGCCTTGTTCAAGTTCATAATAAGCATAGTTGGCATTCTGGGTATATACATCTATTAGGGCATTATTTACTATCCCTGCCGATATTGCATCGGTCTTTAGTATATCCCCTGCGATGGAATCCTTTACCGCCTGCCAGTTCTTGCCCATCATAAAATGATTAGTGCGCCATTCGGTTAATTCTGCCTTGGTGATTTCGCCATTTTTGTATTTGGCAAGCATCACGGCATCCTGCTTTGCAAACCTATCAAGGTATGCTTGCATTTTTGCCGTGATTTCCTTTTCCGCTGTCTTATATGCTTCGGCTATTTTTTCCTCAAGTTCCTTAAGCCTCTTGTCCGTCCAATCCATCGCCCAATTCTTCATCGGCTATGTTCCCCATCCTTTGCATATCCGCAAGGTCTTTCGCCTTTAGCACATCCTCGACCATATCCGCATCGCCCATTATCGTCATTATCTTTTCGGTAACATAATCGGATTCCAGATATTCCCCTGCTTGTATAAGGGTCTGTATTTCCTCGGTACGGTTCACTATCTTTGACCGTGTAAATGTCGGATTATCGTCTATCCCTGCAAGGGCTAAAATGCCCTTTATGAACCGTATAACGCAATACTCGTATTTATCTGCCTTGCTGTTTAACGGTTCGTATGATGCTTCTATCTGCGTAGCTGTTACCGCTCCGCTTGCAATGTTCTTTGTATCAAGTGCCATGAAGTCCTCGTACATATCCGCACGGAGTCTGTCAAGCAATGCCTCACGGCTTGCATAAGGTGCATCCATTGTGTGCGCCTCGGCTGTTGCCCCACTTTGTTCTATCACCGATGCCTTAACTGTACGCATATGCTCCACAAACTTTGCGAGGTCGATATCATCCATACCGCCTGCATTCTGAATAGTCCAATAAATCATACTGGCTTCATCAACAGTGTTAGCGAATCCCGATTTGATTAAATCATAACAATCGATATTTTCACGCATTCCGACAAATTCGCTCTGTTTATACTTGTTTCCCCAAAAAGGTACGATCGGGAATGTGGGGTAGTTTTCAAAATCATAAATCACCGTGCCATCCGCTTCGGTGCTTTTAGTCTTTAGGATGTACGCCCGTTTTTCGTTCACTATTTCGCCATCGGGGTTATCCTTACTCCACATATAATCCGTATACCCATCCATTTCGTACAGAGTGGCTCTTAAGGGCTTTGTAGAATCTATCTGCCAGAATCGTATGCCCGCCTTTAATGCCCCGTCCTGCTCGTCAAATAAAGGCACAAATTCAAGATAGCTGAATACTTCCAGATGGTCTAAATTCCAAAACCCGAAAGATACTCTATGCACTAAAGCCTTTTCTCCTGCATCTTCAAGCGCATTATCAAAATCCTCTCCAAGTGCCTCGGATGTTTTTTCATCATTCCACGTTACGCCATTACCAAGCAGATACTGGTTAAGCTGTGTCACGAAACGGTTAAAGAAGTTTGACCTTAACTTGTAATTCGCTGAATAGTTATCGGGTACGACTTCGCCTGTTACCTTGTATAGCAATTTTTGAAACTGTATAATGGTACGGTTTAGCCTGCGGTTGTATTCATCCGCAATTAAAGCCGTCTGGTATTCATCGCTACTTTTGTGCTGATTGATTGTCGATTTTA